TTTGAACATGGGCGTATAACCCTTAACAAGAAGAAGAAGGAATGGCACTCACGCTTCTGTGACGAGTTGTTTCAGTTCCCTGACCCTTTGACCCATGACGACTTAATAGACTCCTTAGCCTATATAGATCAACTCGCTAAAGTAACCTACTCTGGTAACTTTGAAGAATTAGATAACTTTGAGATAATCGACTCAATTAGTGGATACTAACTTATGAAATTGTACACATCTTTAGAATCAGAAGATAACAACGAATCAACACAACCAATTATCATTGAGCAGAGCCTTGAAGATTGGGTGATGACAAAGGTTACTGATTGGGGAGACTATTACGAAACTAACTATGCACAAAAGCATGAGGAATACTATCGTCTATGGCGTGGCATTTGGAACGCTAGTGACAAGACTAGGCAAGCAGAGCGTAGTCAGATCATTGCGCCAGCCCTACAGCAAGCTGTGGAGTCTAACGTAGCAGAGATAGAAGAAGCTACCTTTGGTCGTGGTAAATACTTTGACATTAAAGATAACATGGGCGACTCAGAGACTCAAGACATTATGTTCTTGCGTAACAAGCTACATGAGGACTTTGACACAGCTAAGATACGTAGAGACATAAGCGAGTGCTTAATTAACTCTGCTGTGTTTGGTAATGGCATTGGTGAGATTGTCTTAGAAGAAATTAACGAAATGAAACCTGCTACTGAACAGGTCATGGATGGTGCTATGGAAGCCGTAGGCGTTAATGTATCTAAACGTACATTAGTTCGTATGCGCCCTGTACTGCCTCAGAACTTCCGTATAGACCCTGTAGCAACCAACATAGAGGAAGCCTTAGGTGTAGCCATTGATGAATTTGTCGGCACACACATTGTAGAGCAACTACAAGAGCAAGGCGTCTATAATGATATGTACATTGGCACAGCCAGTGAAGACTTTAACATTGAACCTGACAGTGAGTTAACTGTACAACAGGACGACAAGACACGCCTCACTAAATACTACGGCTTAGTACCTCGTCACCTTCTTGAAAAAGAACTAGACTACGAGCTAGACGATGAGGATAAAGAAAGCTATTACATAGAAGCTGTTGTCATAGTAGCTAACGAGGCTCACTTACTTAAGGCAGAGCCTAGCCCATACATGATGAAAGATCGTCCTGTAGTGGCATTCCCTTGGGACGTTGTACCTAGTCGTTTCTGGGGTCGTGGTGTCTGCGAAAAGGGATACAACAGCCAGAAAGCCCTAGATGCAGAGCTACGGGCACGTATTGACGCACTTGCGCTTACAGTACACCCTATGCTTGCTATGGACGCTACACGCATCCCTAGGGGCACTAAGCCAGAGATTCGTGCTGGTAAGCTCCTGCTAACTAATGGTGACCCACGTGAGATTATCAACCCATTCAACTTTGGCAATGTAAGCCAAATAACTTTTGCTCAGGCTTCGGCACTACAATCTATGGTACAGCAATCGACAGGTGCCGTAGATTCTTCTGGTGTTGGTGGCTCTATAAATGGTGAAGCTACTGCTGCTGGCATCTCTATGTCTCTTGGTGCTATTATCAAGCGACACAAGCGTACCTTGATTAACTTCCAAGAGTCTTTCTTGATACCTTTCGTATCTAAGGCTGCTTGGCGTTATATGCAGTATGAGCCTGAGCTTTATCCTGTCAGCGACTATAAGTTTAATGCTACGTCTACACTGGGAATTGTTGCTAGGGAGTACGAAGTTTCTCAACTTGTACAATTATTACAGACGATGGGTAAAGATACACCTTATTACCCTATCATGCTTAAGTCTATTGTCGATAATATGAATGTCAGCAATAGGGAAGAGTTAATTGGCCTAATAGACAAGGCTGCCGAACCTAACCCAGAAGCACAAGAAGCACAACAAGCTGCTCAACAGTCTGAGTTAGCATTCCAAGCTTCACAAACTGCTGCTTTGACCTCACAAGCCCAAGAGTCTGCTGCACGTGCTGAGAAACTTAAGGTGGAAGCACAGGCTATACCACTTGAGATGGAAATAGATCGTATTAAAGCAATTACTACCAATATAAAGGAAGGTGATGCGGATGATCGTGAGTTTGAACGTAGGCTTAAGGTCACAGACCGAATGCTTAAAGACAAAGCAATGACTTTAAATCAAATGAAAACACAAGGAGCGCAACAAAATGGTATCCCAACGGGAATTAACCCAAGTAGTGGAGCAGATCAACAGCAGTTACAGCGTCTTGCTCAACAAACTAACCAAGCTGGAGGAGCAGGTGGAGGTATTATCCCTTCCTAGCACACTTCCTAAGAAAAGTAAAGAAAAATCTTGACTTTAACGTAAAAATATGGTATAATAGGTAGTATAAATGACAGATAATGAATTAGAAACTTACTTTGAACATATGAATGACCTCTTTCGTACAGAAGGTTGGAAAGCACTGATCAAAGACTTAAGTCTCAATGTCCCTATCATTAATTCAGTAGAAAGCACCAAAGATGATAAAGACCTTTACTTCCGTAAGGGCCAGCTTAACATCTTAGGTACTATACTCAACTTAGAAGAAACAACACGTATAGGCCAAGAGGAGTCTCAAAGAGAAGACGACCCTTTAGTGGACAATTACGCTGATGTTTAAATTCTATGACTACAGATGTCCTCTAGGGCATGTTAATGAACATATGGTCAAAGGCTCACCAGACACACAACTGTGTAAAGACTGTAAAGCTCAAGCGACCAGACAACTTTCCTCTCCCCGTTCTATGTTAGACCCCTTCTCTGGCGATTTTGCTGGTGCAACTATGAAGTGGATTAAAGACCATGAACAAGGTAGAGTAAAAGCAGAGAAAGCCAACTCCTAATCTTAGGAAGCTTTCATTTTTAATCTTTCTCCACAATACTAAGGTACGGAGTTTAATATGGCAGCAGTTATCCTCGATGAGGAATTACAATCCGAGCGTTTTGATAGCTTAGACGATATGGCACAAGACACAGTAGCACAGGAGCCTGAACAGGCACAACCTGAGCAAGCTGACGAAGTACCAGACAAATACAATGGTAAATCACTTGAAGACGTAGTAAGGATGCACCAAGAAGCTGAAAAGCTCCTAGGTCGCCAAAGCTCAGAAGTAGGTGACTTACGTAAGGTAGTCGATAGTTACATCAACACACAACTCGACTCGCAAACTCCAGCACAAGGAGCAAGCGAACCAGATGAAGATATAGATTTTTATTCTGACCCTGAAAAGGCTATGAGTCGTGCAATAGATAATCATCCATCAGTGAAAGCAGCAGAGCAGTCAACGAGAGCTTATAAACAGCAGACCTCAATGGCACTTCTAAAAGAAAGTCACCCAGACATACCTGAGATTGTAAATGATCCTAAGTTTGCTGAGTGGATTCAAGCTTCACAGATTAGGACACGAATGTTTGTTTCGGCAGATCAGCATTTTGATACAGAAGCAGCTAATGAACTTTTCGGATTATGGAAAGATCGCTCAGGTGCTATTAATCAAACAATCAAGGCCGAGAAAGAAGGGAGACAGAAAGCTGTCCGAGAAGGGTCAAATGGTTATGCACGTGGTAACCCAGACTCAAGTTCTTCCAAGAAAATCTATAGACGAGCTGATATTATTAAACTTATGAAAACAGACCCAGAACGCTATTTAGCTCTCTCAGACGATATACAACTAGCATACGCTGAGAAGAGGGTCAAATAACCTAATATAGAGAGAAATTAAAAATGGCTACTTCCGTATATCCCGCAACAGGCGGTATGGTTGGTAACACTGACGCAGCAACTTTCATCCCCGAAATTTGGTCAGACGAAGTAATTGCAGCATACGAGAAATCACTTGTACTTGCTCCTTTAACTAAAAAAATTGCAATGCAAGGTAAGAAAGGCGATACTATTCATATCCCTAAGCCTACCCGTGGCGTTGCGTCTGCTAAAGCAGAAAACACCGCAGTAACTATTCAAAATGCTACAGAGGGCGAAGTCCAAGTAGTCATCAACAAGCACTTTGAATACTCACGTATGATCGAAGATATTACTAACGTACAAGCACTTGCTTCACTACGTCAGTTCTATACTGGTGATGCTGGCTACGCCCTAGGTAAGCAGGTTGATGATGATCTGTTTGCCCTTGGTAAGTCTTTTGGTAATGGTAATGGTTCTAACTTCATTACCAGTGCTACGTTCTACAATGATGCTTCTACTGGCACTACAGTATATGCAGCAGACCAAGTTATACCTGCTGACGTATTTGAAGATGATTTCTTACGTGACATGGTACAGAAGTTGGATGATGCAGACGCTCCTATGGATGGACGCTTCTTAGTTATCCCACCTGCACTACGTAATGCTATCATGGGTATTGATCGTTACGTTAGCTCTGACTTTGTTA